TGTACCGTCAGAGTTTTTAACGTCTGAAGCTTGTGATACAAATGCAAATTTTTCTAACACAGTATTTGGTGTACCGGAAATTGCTCCATCTTCGTCAATAACAGCTACGTGAAGTTCATCAGCAGCTGATGTTTTGCCTAAGTCTTTTGCAAAGTCTGAAGTACCTGGTTGTTCATCGAATTCTCCTTTGAACGCCCATGCATTGTAATTACTGGTAGAAACACCAGCAGTCACTAATGATACTTTTAGACTATTTCCTAATACGCCAGGGTATTTAGCAACCCAATTACCTTTACTTAGAGAACCACCTGAGTAATTATTATTATAATCCTCAGAATTTTTTACTAATTGTCCGGAACCATCAGCTGTTGCATTTAAATGCCCAGATGATACACGAACTACTTTCAGTGCGTTGCCATATTTTAAAAATGCAGCTGCGCTTAGAAAGAATTTAGCAGTATTAGCGTCCGGTGTGCCGAATTTTTCTAGTAGTTCGTTTTCAGAACCAACTAGACAAACTTCTTCAGTAGGACCCCAATTAAATGAACCTGCAAAACCACCAATTGATGATGATACGGCAGGAATCACGTTTGTGGCGTCGATTTCTTTAATCTGAACGCCTGGTGATACTTGAAATGCCATCGCTTTATCCTCTAATTTTTATTGAGTTAGTTAATATGTTCCATAATACGGTTATTTTCAATCATTATTATTTATACTTTTTTAGTCTTTAGTGTAATCGTCATCCTTACCTGCATAGTCTGATACTACAAATTTACGGTTCGGATGTACTGAAACTCTTAATTTAGTCATAGTTTTACGGTTAACTAACATTTCAGATGCTGTATCTTTCTCAGTTAATCCTAATTCTATAACATATTTTCTATTATTAAACGTAATTCCGTGTTCTATTACGGGTCTTGTATCAAAATCTTTCTTACCTCTTTTAGGTTCTGATATATCTACAATCTCACTTTCAAACTTTAATCCATTCTTCTTCCATTTAGCAATATCACCATCAACCTCTAATTCATCTACATGTAGCATAGTTGCTGAGGCTGAATTACCTGTATCAAACTTAGCTCTTATGAGATTATTTGGCATACCATCTAATTCAATAGATTCTATAAACCCTACTTCTTTTCTCATCATTGGTCTTCTATTCTCTTCCAACGATAATTTATCTACTACTTTTCCTAATACAACTTCATCAGCTATCTTTTTAGTTGGTTCGCCTTCATCATCATATCCCATAAAATGAGACCTAATACCAGGTGAGCCATTTACTTCTAAGACGTATACGTTCTTACCAACCTTACAATGGTCAACACCACAATATACTGCACCCGATGTTCTAGCTGCTTCAATTATAATTTTTCTTTCTAAATCTGTCAATACATAAGGTGTTGTATCAGCTCCTAGATGTACGTTATTTCTAAACTCCTTTGAGTCTTTTTTAGTTCTTTCGGCTGCACCAATAATTTCGCCATTTACCACAAGCGTACGAATATCAGATTTGATATCGAAGAACTCTTGTATCAATAAATCAGCTTCAAACTTCCATAGTGATTGACATACTGATATTAAAGAACTCATATCATTTACTTTAGATACTCCAACACCTTGAGTACCTCTTAATGTTTTTATAATAACAGGGAACTTGCCACCTATTTTTTCATGTGCAGTTTCTATACTATGTACGTTATTTACAATTGATGTTCTAGGTATAGGTACATTATTTCTTTCTAAAGCTAATGATGATGCCATTTTATTATCGCATAATAACATAGCTTCTAAATCATTTACTAAAAAGAATCCTATTGTTTGGAGAGATGATACTAAGGCTTGAGCTGTTAGTGATTGAATAGCTCCTGCCCTTACAAATATAATAGACCTATGCATATTGATGGTCATATCTTTATTTTCACCATCAATATTTCTTAACTTAACTTCCCCTATATCAACATCAGATGAAGTAATATATGCTTCGGTAATATCAACAAGAGTATGTTTCATTCCTCTCTTTTTAGCAACCTTCTGAATTAAATCCGCAAAGGTTCCTTCCTCATCACTGAGTCCTAACACAACAATTTCAAGCTCACTTGGCTTAAGTGGCTCTTCTTTATTCTCTGCTAAAAATTCGTTGAACCTTTCCATACTTTCTCTTCGAACCAGATATTTCCATCCTCGTCTTTTATATATTTATTCGCTTCGTTTTCTTCAGTTGTAAAGCCGAAAGGAAGCATATCATCTTGTATTTCTTTTAACCTCTCTTGGTATAACATATTTTTCATATCAATATTAGTTAGTGCTTGGAATATATCAGTTGTAGTAAACCAAGCAAATAAAACTAAGTTCATCATTAAGTCATCGTGGTTTGGTGCTATAGCCATAAATGAACTTCCCCTTGAAACAAAGGTACTCATTTCAACTATTGTTTGCGCATCATATATTATAAGCTTATTTTGTTCTATTAGGTCTTTTATACCTGAACATCCAATACGCTTAACTCTTCTAGTCATAGTTACGCCAATTGCATTGGCCTTTATACTAGACTCAACAAACACGTTCTCATATTCTAAATCATAATATAATCCATTACAAACTACAGCACCTTGGTCATTACTCTCTACCACGACGTATGCGCTATTATATAACTTTGCATACTTATAAATGATGTCAGGTAGAATCATAGGAGATATGTTATTATCTCTAAATATAGCTACCTGTTCAAAAGGTTTAGTGCTTACATCGATTATTGTAAAAGTACTATAATCTTGATTCCTTCCTTTTGATACATCAACAGTCATAATATACTCATGTCCTTCTATAGGATTTTTGTATATTAAAGTTTTTTCATTAACTAACTCTGGGTCTCTACTTTGTTGTGATAATAGAGCATCAGCACTTATTAATGTATTACCTCTTCCATGGAAAGTATTACCAAATTCTTGTTCAAACTGTAGCTTTGATGTATTTGCTACAGTAGTTTCTTTCCATTTCTCATCTCTTCCTGGCACGTCCCACCAATCAACTCTAAAAGGTTTGAATTCATTTGTATTTTGAACTGCACCTTCCCAAAGTTTATGGTAAACGTTTCCTATACCATTGGCTGTTGAACAAATAATAATTTGTGTATCTTTACCAGCCGTCACAACCGGATAAGTAGAAGTATAGAATTGTGTATCGTTATCCACAAATGCAAACTCATCAAGGAAAAGAAGATTTACTGACAAACCCCTAATGGAACTTGCAGATGTGGCATTCGCCACTATTTTTGAGTTATTACTAAACTCTATACTTCCCTTATTTAAAGCCTTACAACCCGGTTGTAAGAAGTAAGGCAAATTTTCTAAAGCCAAAGTAATTCTGGCTAACATCTCTCTTGCTATTGCACCTTTGTTTGCTAATATTGCAATAGTTTTTTCTGGATGAAAACAAGCATACCATAAAAGATATACTACTGATGATATAGATTTACCACTTTGTCTACAAGCTAATACGATACTAAATCTATTATCGTTAAAATGCTTGAACATATTCTCTTGATATTCATATAAATTAAAAGGAACTAATCCCTCATCAAGAGATATAATCTTTACATATTTACGTGCAAAGTATGATGGGTCTTCCAAACACTTTTTATACTCAAGTATTTCTTCCTTCGTAAAGGAAGTTTCAACACCATCTCTCTTTACGTTTGGATTACCTAAATATCCAAACTCGTTATTCTTGACTCTCTGCATCGATTACATTATCCTTGTCTAATAACATTCTTTGTAAGTCTGTAGTACTACCAACAAATACATTATTATTCGTCACCTTTCGATTAACTTCATCTTCTTTTTTATTTGTTAAATCATCTTTTTGTTTTTGTAGATTCATTAATTTTTCAGTAGTATCACCTAAATCTTTTATTGTTTTTGATAATACTTCAAAGGCTCGCGGGTGCTCGCTCTCACGTGCGAGTTCAGCTAAAACATCTAGTGAACTTGTCCCTGTCCTAATTAAATCTTTATATGTGTTCCTTGAGAACTCATAATCGTCTTTTATATCTTTATCTACTAAAGCACGATTAGGAATCTTACTCGGAAGATTCTTATCCAATGCTTTCATCATTTTATCCTTTTTCATTATGTCACTATATCTAATCTACCACCCATACCACTGTGATTTGAACAGAAATAGTATAGTGTGCTAGGTGTATCATTATCCACTGTTATTTGTATTTGTGTACTTGAGTTCTCGTTTACTCCAGCTGTATATTGGTCTCCACTTGCATGTGTACCATCACTAGTAGTAGAGAATTTTAATGGGTGGGCTGATGGATAATTAAATACATATGTTCCACCTCTTTGTAAAGTAAATCCTGCTTGTTGTGTTGTACCATAATAGTATGCATTTCCTGTACCAATTGTTTTTGCTGCTACAGTAAGAGTATATATTGAAGTACCTGTTTGTACGTTATTACCACCACCATCAATAGTGGTTGTGACCGTATAATTATCTCCTGGTCCAGCTTCTGGTTGAGTGACTCTTATATCCATCTCTTCTAATAATTGAGACATACTTCTATCACCTTCAAAATCAATATTAATTTCTCTTATAACTCCAGTATTAGATGCTGGTCCATAGAACTTCATTTTCATTGTAAAATCTAGTTGATATGTTAGTACTCTTCTTGTTGTATAGTCACCTTCATATTCATCATTTATTGAAACTGCACTTAGAACTAAAGGAACATCTTGTTTTAATGTTGTCCAACCATCAATTGGTTTAATTGTGACTGAATATTCTGGTTGAAAGTATGGCAATATTTGTTCTACTAACTGTAAACCATCATCTTGGTTTTTAGCTAAAATATATAACGACATACCAATATCGTATGTAGTATAATGTTTAATTAATTTTTTCTTAGTATTATCAGATGCATTTGCTTCTTCAAGAGCTGCTCTTTTTACTAATCTTTGATTTGGGTCTAAAGCTAATGATGTAATTTCAAAAGCCATTCTTGGTAATTTAATAGCAAGGGATGCATCCTTACCTGTATCTCTATCTAAAGCAGCTATAAATTTTTGTTTAGGTCCATAAGCCAATGGTACTTTTAAAGTATTAATAATATTACCAGCTGCGTTTCTTCTCACAACTTTTAAATTATTAAATAGTGTGCCAAAAACCGCTACCGATTTTCTCACTGTTGCATGATAGAATGGGTCACCAAACATTAGTATGTCTCCGATGGGTCGCCAAATGGATTTACTTCAGAAAAGTCTAAGAATCCATCTGCTACAGTTTCGAAATCTACGTTTTGAGCTAATGGGTCATCAGCCCAACTGGTTCCAGTTGTATCTGTAGCTGTATCTAAAAGAGTTGTGATTGTAGCACCGGCCTGTGAACTAATACCTGTGATTGCACCACCTTGAGTAAACTCTTTATAATCAGTTGTACCAGTGACTTGTATTTGGTCTAAGAATAATCTCATTGTTGTTGTGGATGATTTAACTCTTTGTACAATCTCACCAGAAACTATAATATCTGGATCGGTACTTGTATCTAATACTTGTTGAACTCTCTCACCATCAAATAAATAGTTTGAAGCTGTGGCAAGAGTTATATCCATTGCCAATTGATAGTTCTCATCAGCAATATCATCAATGACACCAATTTCTGTATCGAAATCTTCCGATGAGTACTCAAATATTTCGGTTGTTAATTTATAAACTGGTAAATCAGATAGTTGATAGAATGGTTTATCATCTTCCACATACATAATCTCAAAGAATGTATTTGTCATTGGAAGGAATAATAAATCACCTTCTCTTGGTTTTGGATTAGATGCTCCGGCGTATGATGTATCTGTGGCAGCAACTCTTCGTTCCCATACTCTACGTGATATTACAAACTCTGCTTGGTCACGTACTTCTAATCCGAA